TCTCGGATGATTGGATCATCAAAGAAACCTGGCGCATCAATGCGACCTAATAGAATGGCCATCGTAAGCCATTCTTCGTAAATAGGATTGCAAAATTGAGTAATAAATTCGGCGCGTTGTGTTTCAACAGACTTCCAATATTCGAGTAACGCCACTCTTGATGCGGAGTAACTTTGACCAAAGTGCTTAACTAAAATCTCATATGGAATTTCTAGCGCCGCACCTACGTGGCTAATAAGAGAAGACGTAAAGTCCGCAAAGCTCGAAGGTATTGGCGTTTTTTCAGCCACATTCACTTTTTCACCCGGCGCCAATACGTTAACTGTGCCATTGCCTAATTCGATTGTTTCTTCGTTTTCAGCATCCACTTGATCATCTTCGTCAATCGCAGTCCCTAGTGACATGTCGTCCGGTGCTTCCGATTCAATGAAGATTGCCATCAAGGCATTGACTAATACCTTCATGACTTCCGCGTCATTGTACCGGCTAAGTACTTTCAAATCCTCGATTACCGGAGACAATATAGGGATGCCACGCAACTGGCCACTTCGCTCAATCGTCATAACCTGGATAATATTCCGTCGCCCAGTTTGTGTGCCGTACTTCGGAATATAGGTGTAGTCATGATCATCATTAAAAGCGTTATATAGCTTATTTAGTACATAAAAACCAACAGCCGCGCCATATTTATTGAACTTAACGCCGTGAATTACGTCGTTATTCTCGTCTTCTTCTCGCCCCATATATTTAGGCGGAGAAGCTACAAGAATTGATTCTACAATCTGCAACCGTAAAGGGTACGGGTTCTTATCCGTTCGATTAAACAACAGTGGTAAATTTACAAATGCATCGCCATACAACAGTTTTTCATAGTACGCTAGAGCCTGAATCCCGTAGAAATCGGTCTGTTCACGCGCATCGCAATGCTTCGACCACATCGCAAACTCTCGTTCGGTCTTACGTTCCCAGGCGTTCTTTTCTTCGAACGTTAGCCCCAACTCCTCGTAACGGATATTAGCTTTAAATCGTAGACCAGGGCCAATAACATTGGTTTTATTCGTCTTCAATGCGCCAGCTGCAATCGGCGTACCTTGTTGAAGGTCTACTGACCTTGCCCGTAGCATCCTAAAGTTAGCGTCGATATCATGCCTTGCATCTTGAGAGTTAACTAGGTACCCTTTTGCGCTAGACTTAAAGCTATTAGCACCATGATTAGAATAGCCGGAGTTTGTTTTACTACCAGAATACTGCGTTGCTTTGTGCCTGCCCGCTGCGGTTTTCATAAACTGCTTCTTGCGTTTACTCATATATCGCGAGGAATGACACGATATGCACGACGACGAGGTCTATTCTCGAGCCGAGCCACTTCGTTGCGCCAAAAGTTGATGCGGTCTTTTACTTCTTGCACGTTGGCACGAGTTAACCGACGATTACCAATGGTATACTCTTTGCCTGTTGCTAACGCTAAATCAGCGTCTAACCAGGCCTGCAAATGCTCCTTAGCCTCATATACTGTCCATTCTGCCATCCTTTCACCTCCTTTCTCGCATTAAAAAAGCGCCCTATATGAGCGCTTAACTTGTGCCACTCATGGAGTCCACCACGTGGCACGGTTACTATATTTTGATTCCTCCACCTCTAACACGTCGTCTCGTCCGTTTCTTTGGTACATCTCCCGCTTTCACTACACGAGTTGTATTCTGGTATGGCGTATAGTCTTCCTTGCTACTCCTTGCCTCTAATGCATCGAAGTTTGGATTCATAATAGCAATGGCAGCTTGATTATAGTTTCTAATGTCAAATGGCTCGTTTCTTTTGCGTCCTGGGCGTAGCACCCATTGCTCTTTGAAATGCCCATTAACTAATTTAGATACTTTCATTTCTGCCAACAGGCCCTCAAAGTATTTTTTTCCGTACCCCTTTTCATGGTCTTTTGGAAAATGGCAATACCTCGGCCGGCCCTTTTCTTGGTTTAAATCACTATAAATTTGTTCCTTGCCCGTATCTACGCCTAGCTTAAATAATTTAGTTTTGTACTTCTTCAACTTTGTAGGCAATCCGTCAATCAGGTCTTTACCTGCACCACCTACGCCCTTAATAGGGTACACGCGCTTATGCCATCTAGTTGAACAGTACTTATATACCGATTGTGTCTTACTACCGCCGGAGTCAATACATGTAACAGATACGCCTCGCTTTCTGCCATCGGCATAAGACCATGTTCGATTTAATATAATATCGTCCAATTCTTTCCATACGGCATCATAGGCAGGGTCTCCATATAGTCTGAAGTATTGTATACCCCAGCTCTCATAATCTTTCCCCCAGCCGACGATTTCGCATTCTAGACGATCGTCCTGGGTATCTACGCCACAAGTTAAGAGTAATACACCGTCCGGTAGCTCAGCTCCGTATTCTTCTCGGCGTTCATAAAGTTCTTCAGACTGTAATGTTTCTGTATCCTCTTCATAAGGAATACCCATTTCAGTATTAAAGAATGTCTTAACGCCAGCCGTGCCGAGTTTAGTTGCTTCCTCGTATTTATCTTGAAGTTTCCCCCAAGATGCCCAAGGCGAGCCAAACGCGTTCATGTGAAAGCTTCGGCAATTGTACTTCTTTAAATTCTCCGGAGCTTCCGCGATCCATTTGCCCTCACGATACAGTTTCTTCCACTCGAACTCTTCGGATAGTGTTCCGCAATGATCACATGCCAAGTAGTACTTGCCGGTGTCCTCGTCTGCGTGGAATTTATCCCATGACGGATATACATATTCACCACAAGCAGGGCACTTAATGTGCCATACCTCTTGCGTACCGCCTAGATACAATTTCTCTATCCGGCTTGTACCTTTGGCCAATGGCGTGGATGCATACACGTGTTTTCGATTGTAGAACGTATTAGTACGCTTTTCGGCCAGGCTCAAAGGGTCGCCTTCCGTGCCAGCTGATGCTGGATAACGGTCAATTTCGTCCGCTAGTAATACACGGATTGGCCTAGATGCCAAATCTGCCGGAGCATTGGCCCCGACTAATGTCAGGTAACCGCCTGGAAAGGTCTTATTCAATACTGTATTGCCACTGTCCCGAGATTTTACATCGGCCATTTTATCGTTCAGTACTTTTGTGTCACGAATAAAGGGAGCAATACGAGTTTTAGAAAACTCTTTAGCTATGTCTTTTGTAGGCTGCATGAACATAATTGGTGATGGAAAGTAGTCAATAAAATAACCCAACACATTTTTAATGAGCTGGGTTTTACCAATTTGCGAGCCTGTCATATAGACTACTTTTTCAACATCAGGGTCACTCACCGCATCAAGCATTTCCTTTTGATACGGTGCTCTATCGGTGGAATACTTCCCTGGTTCAGCGCTATCCTCTGTGGAAAGCACCACATTGGCGTTCGCCCATTCTGAAGCAGTAAACTTTGGCGGTGGTTTCAGCACACTAGCTATCCCTTTAAATAAGTTGCATGTGTGTTTCACTCACTTTCACCTGCCTCGTCTTCGTCCACAACAATATCATCGGACTCATCGTGGAACATATTTGGATCATATTCAGACAATTCCGTTAGACACTCGTTCACCTCATCAAGAAGTGTATCTTGAATAGCTAACAGGTTTGTTTCTCCTAATACTTTAGGTGCTGCTTTCAATGGTAACGCCTGGAGCTTACTTTTAAAGTTATTCAGCATTCTATTCATTACGGCTTTAACTGTATTCGAGCGGTGCAATTCTCCATTCATAATCTTCAGTTTGTTTTCTTCAATCATTCGTTTAGTTCGAGTTAACAGAGTTCGTTCTGCATCATACCCACCTTCACGCGCTTTCTTTTCGAGTTTACTTTCTCCAGTTTTATACGCAACAAATGCTTGTACTGTTTTCGCGATGTTATACTGTCCACGTTTTTCCTTTTCGAATATACCGTCCTCGGTCAACTGCTGGACTCGTCGAGAGCTGATTCCGAGTACTTTTGCCACAATTTTAGATGATACTAATTCGTCAACGATTGATACATTCGTCACAGTCTCTCCTCCTTTCAAAAATTGACCGATTTTGAAGCCGAACAGCAGTTCGAAAAAATCATTAACTAGCAATTCCGCGGGGTTCGGATGACCCACGCAAAATATTTTTCATTTGGAGTACCTTAAATACCCCGGGGGTAGACTGAGCTCTAGCCCCCATACATGCCTCCACTCCAGTGTTGTTTACGTGAATGTTTCATCACGTCTTTAGCAAAGACTTTGGCTTTACAGTTACCTTTACTGCCAAGAACAACAGCATTAGCAGTACACTTATTATGTTTGTTATTTAAACAATCTTTAACGTGGCAAGTAATATTTGTCATGCTATTTGCTCCTTTCTACTGGCAGTTAAAGTATAGTTAATGTTCATTAATTCTATTGGATGCAGGCTTAATCAATATCACCATAGGGGTGTCGTTATAGTTAAGTACGTAGGATTGTTTTTGTTTGTGTAGTTTAAGTATCTTTTGTTATGAAAAACATTGTTTTGAAACGTCGCGATTTTTTTTTCGATAGCCCCGAATAATTTTGAAGGATCACATTTGCCTAAAGAGTTGGTACCCCCTATGATGATATTGATTAAACCCGCATAACGTAAAAGGACGCCAAGTACATTTGGCGTCCTTTGCTTATTCATTTCCTGTGAAGTTTCCCAACTTTCACACTTACAGTATACCACATGTCGATGTACTGTTTTGTATCGTTTTGTATTGTCAACGCTAATTCAATCTAGCTCGTATACGCCCCACCTCTACTAGAGCCCTATCGTGTAGCTCGCCCCGTACTCTTGCCTCACTATAGAATAAGATACCGGCTAGCTCTTTCCAGCTTTTCCCTTGTACATACCTTTCGGTCAAAAGAACTGCCAGCTCATTTGGACGTACCTGACTAATCACCCAACGAACTTCAGCCTTAATACTCTTAAGACGCTCAATTTCTTTACGTTGCTGTTCAACACACTGTTCGATGCCTGCCACGATACCAGATAAGTCACTACAACTCCCACCGGATATTCTATCCTTGCTATAGTCCGTGGCAGATAATGTGTCGGCCTTACGCTCTATCTGTGCATCGATATCACGTTTGATAGAGTCAATCCGGTCATCAATTCGTAATATCTGAAGCATGTATTCTTTATCGGTCATTCATCCGCCCCTTTACAGTAGTTCCACCTTTCGTATAGCTTATATTGGTCTTCATGTTTGCGACTCACCGTCCAGGGACTTTTTCCATCTGCATATACAATCGCTTTACCTGTTCCCATAAATCCATCATCTACGCAAAAGAAATGTCTATGAAACCAATGTTTGCTATTATTCGATACTAATACACAGTCCCCTTGTTTAAAGCGTTCCATTCCCCATCACCTCATTGATGTACCGGTCTAAGTACCACCGTGCTTTTTTTAGGTCTTCGAGTTTGTCGCCCTTATACCCTGCTCGTGCGATGTACTTGATAACATTACCTAGATGATATGGAAGCTGTTGATCCTCGATAAAATCGATAACTTCTATCTTCCCTCTTGTATAATGAGTCGGATGGTTAACCATATCTTCCTTCTGTATCGCGTCAAGTTCTTTCCGTAAAGTTTCTTTGAATTTCTTCTCAGGCGCTTTTTCCTTCTTATGAACAAAGGTTTCACCACATCCTTCACACGTTAGCTCTTTACTAACGCCTACACCAGGAGGTGTCATAACTTTTTCACACTCAGGACAATAATCCTCGTATGTTCTTACTGTAAATGTGTCTCCGCACTGTCTACATTTCTTTTGCATAATCTCACTCCTTATTATGATTAACTGTATCTGTCGAGTTTTTAAGCGCATATTCAAGGCGTTTTAGATGCGCTTGCTCGTACTCCTTTTCGGACAAAATTTTACTAACATCGACTTCAATCGCCTCATATCCTGTTAGATTAACTAACACAGCCTCCTCTTCTATATCAAAGAGGTCTTCGTACAACGCAATCCACCCATTACTAGAGACGTGGGCGAGAAACTCATCAATCGCCATTCGCTCAAGTTCTCTCATTATGAGATAGTCTTCTTTCGGCAAATCATCGCAAGGCAAGGATATGCGAACTAAACATTGCCCGCCGTAAGCGACATAAACGTCATCTGCTTTACGCATAATGTTAATATTCATTATAGCTTTCATAATTTCACTCCTTATACAATTCTTTACGATATTTAATAGCTTCTAATAGGGCATCTTGCCCGGCTTCTTTACGTTCTAATGCTTTCATAACTTGCTCGTCCATCGTGCCCTTTGTTACTAGGTGGTGGATAATCACAGGCTGTGTTTGTCCTTGCCTGTGTAACCTTGCGTTCGCTTGTTGGTACTGTTCAAGGCTCCACGTTAACCCATACCATACGATAATATTGCCTCCGGCTTGTAAGTTTAAACCGTACCCCGCTGATGCGGGATGTGCCAGTAACATTTGTATCTTGCCCTTGTTCCACTCAGCTACATCATCATCGGTCTTTAACTCAACGGCTTTCGGGAATGCTTCTTTAATCGATTGAAGATCATGCTTGAAGTTATAGAACACTAACATCGGTTTTCCTTCATTCGTTTCTACCAATTCTTTCAATCGTTCAATCTTCTCGTTATGGACGACTACGATTTCACCATTATCGTTATAAATGGATCCATTTGCCAGTTGTAATAACTTGCCCGCTAGGGATGCTGCATTTAAGGCACTTATGTCGTCATCATCTACGATACTTAGCACGTGCTCACGTTCCATCTGTTTATAGAGTTCCCATTCTTTCGGGTTCATCTCTACTGTGATGACATTCTCGATACGTTCAGGTAGTGTAAGATAGTCCTTAGCTTTTAGGCTCATACAGATATCTTGCATCTTGCTGAATATCGCCTTATCACCGCCAGGCAGTAGTCGGTAGCTATACACGACATGTCCATTTGTTTTGTCCGGTGTAAAATACCGAGTGCGATATTCGGTAATAGTCCTACCTAATCGTTCGCCGCCATCCAAGAGATACATTTGCGCCCAAATATCAAGTAAGGTATTTGGTGCCGGTGTACCTGTTAAAATGACGATACGCTTAAACAGTGGACGGAGTTTTCGTATCGCCTTAAATCGTTTAGCCTGTGGGTTCTTAAACGAAGAACTCTCATCAATAACTAACATATCGAAAGGGAACGATTTCTTCTTATGGTAGTACTCATATAACCATTGCACGTTCTCACGATTTATCACATACATGTCAGATTCACTCTCTAAGGCGTGTATACGTTCCTTTTCGGAACCTAACACCTTAGCCACCGTTAAACGTCTTGTAGCACTCCATTTTTGCGTTTCTTGGGCCCATGTAGACTCTGCTACCTTCTTAGGTGCGATAAGCAATACTTTTTTAATGTCAAAGTAGTCATACATAAGCTTCTCAATCGCAATTAATGTAGAAATTGTCTTACCAAGTCCCATATCAAGTAACAGCCCGTAGTGCGAATGGTCAATAATTCGTTGTATGGCTATTTCTTGGTATTCGTGTGGCTGAAAGTCCATGTATCGCCCTTTCTACATCTTCAACAAATAACTTGGCGTCTAGCTTTCCGGTTAGGACAAATACTAAGGCACCTTGTTTACGTAACCTTGAAATCTGAACTCGTTGATTAGCCATTAGCTTTCCGGTTGTGGCTTTTAACTCAACGAAGATAACTGCTCCTCCTGGAAGTACTACAATCCGATCCGGCACACCATCATTTCCAGGTGACACGAATTTCATATATATACACCCCAGTTTTTTGAGTTGATTTCCTAACCAACGTTCGATATCTTTTTCCATCGTTCTCACCTCGTTCTCAATAAAAAATCGGCAACAAATTGCATTTAAGATAGATAACAACTAAACCAAACGTGTTGCCGATTTTGTTGCCACACGTGTTGCCGTTGCCGATTTTTTAACTTATATCAAAGTTCATCGATGTATAGGTGTGTATAAAAATTATTTCGATAAACTTCAATATATGAAAATTAGCTAATCGGCAACACGATTATTTACGATTTTTAGATATCGTTTTAGCCTTATTTTGGAGAGTGCTCGCATCCCTAATAAACGCTCTTTGAACGCCATATAATTTACCGAAACGCATCTTCCCAACGCTCTTTGAATAAGGACTCCACCCTTTAATAGATTGCAAAATGTCAATGATTTCTCTTGCTTTTGCGTTCTGCAGGTTCTTCCTGTCCCCCTCCATCACTTCACACCATATCTCAAGGGCACAAACCCGCTCCCGCTGCACTGAACCACAATAATCGTCATCACCATAATTGCGGATATACTCCCTGCGATCATAGATGTCTTTAGACTCCCAATCTTCAGACAGTTCCATCTCGAGGTATTCCTCAATGAGCCCTACGAGTTCACCACCTTCAGTGTGGGATAATTGGATTCTAAGGGCTTCTTCTTCAAGTTCACCCTCTAATACAAGAGGTTCACCTTCTGCCCAATACGTGAACGCTTCCGCCCATAATTGGTCAATTTCATCCTTTGACAAGTCCCAGGCGTTTTTAATCTTGCGGTCCTTATCTCCGGTTATTGGCCAGAATCGGCGGTTACCGGTGCGGTCCTTTAAGAACATAAGATTATTAGTAGAACCAGCAAATACACACTGGCGAGGATACTCTTCTGTCCGTCTACCGTAAGGTGAACGGAACCGGTCAGAGGTACGGCTGATAAAGGCTTTAACGATTTCGTTATCGTTCTTATACGTTGGCGCGAGTTCAGCGAGTTCGTTGATCCATGAACCTTGAATTTGTTCAAGGGCATCTTTGGTTTTGATATCAACTAAAGAATTGTTAAACCATTTACGGCCTAATCGCTCTAAGATAAGGGACTTACCTAAACCTTGTGCACCGTATAACACAATCGCCGTATCAAACTTAACACCAGGTTCCATTACTCGTGCGATAGCACCGCACATCCATTTACGTGTAACAGCCCTAATGTAATCGGTATCTTCAGCGCCGATGTAATCGATAAAGAGGGTATCGACTCTACATTCACCATCCCAAGTTAAGCCGGTTAAGTACTGGCGTACCGGATGGAATTTGTTATCTTGCGTGACTTCCTGGAGCGCGTCATCGATAATGCCTTTACCCTTGATAAGGTATTTCGTAGCAAAGTAGTTACGAAGACACGCATCGTCGGTATCTGTCCAGTACGGAGTTTCATCCTTACCACGCCACGGTAAATCGTCAGTAACAACTAAACGGTGCGCGAATTCATCAAGACGAATTTTACCTTTTAATGTAGGGTCATGTTTTAGTACTGCTAAACAGTTGAATACATCAGACTCAGGATTACCTTTACGGTCACGTTTAAGTTTTGCACTCAAGCCCTCGTCATCGTCTGTGATATCCTCGAAATCCATCTCCGCCATGCGTTCCTTGTCGAGCAGGATTGGTGCTGCGCCGTCTTCGTTGACGAAGTCTATCATGGCTTTGTAGCTTGGTAATTTAGTAACTACAGTTGCAGGGTCTTCGCCAATATCTTTGACCCCAAATAAGTGGATTCGTACTAGATCAAACGCATTAACGAGCTTACCGCTGATAGGGTCAGTCGCATGGTTCGAGTAAGCGAAGGTGTCGTTATCGTAAATCACTAAACCGCCGACTGAGCTACCTTCTGTATATGTGTAACGGCCCTCAACTTGTGTTGGCTCATACACACCAGGAAGGAACTTTTCTAGCGCTTCCGTGATACTGTAGCACCTACAAAAAGCGCCAAGTAAACCCTTTTTCTCTAGCGGGTTACCTTGCTTCTTGGCCGCATCAAGACGAATTTGTGATTCCTTTTCGGACGTTGGCCAAAGACTCGTATCACGCCAGTCGCGATATGTGCTTAGACATTGATCAACAGATACTAGGTTGCCTTCGCCTCGTTGATATACATACTCCACATCCTTAGGATGGCTTGGCCAATACATAAGCCGTTCAGCCTGGTGCGTGGATGGGTCAAAAGACTCAATCCCAATATTATCAGCAAGCCGTCTTGAGACTGCCTGGTACTCATCAGGCTGCATCGCCCTATCCACAGGGATGATTACGCGATATCGTGGATTAGCATCCGTGTGACTATGTGTACTGTAGAGTACGTACTCCATGCCGCCTAATTCCATGTCGAGGTCTAATAGAAAATCCTCACTGGGATTATCCGCATCAAGAGTAATCAAGTATCGCTCTTTAACAGAGCCTCTTACCCGTCTACCATTTTTAGGAATATATCCACCGACGAATCCGCCGACGTCTTTCTTTTGGCCTTTCTCGGCTTTAGACATCTTAGCGTATTCAGCAGCCGTTTCATTCGTTACAGTAGGCTCAGCCAATTTGTTGGCCAATTCACTCCAAGTCATTTTGTCAGACTTCCAGCTACGGGCGGAGCGACTTCTGCCCGTAGCTATGATGATATTTGTATCCATATTACATCGCTCCTCCCTTCGCAAACTGGATATCCCCTAAATATTTAGGTACTTGTAATCTATGCTTTTTAACCCATTGGCATACAGCATAATTAATGTTGTGATTATCTCGTACACCTCTGTTGTTTTTTAGCTTGGCCTGGTGTATTACGGTAAAGGCTTCAGAGGTATTTGTAGGATTTACCTCAATACACGCTACTGGACGACTGTTTTCAAACACACCAACAATAGCACATTTTTGCTCTTTAACTTTTTCTACATAGGTACCTACGCAGTTATTGAGTTGAACGCCTAGTCGAATTATGTCGTGTGTTGTTTTAATCACAGTAAAATCTAGACCATCAACGGAGTCTATTAACTTACTATGGAGCATGCTGCGTTGTACTGGAACATTTTCTGCTTTTTCAAATTTGGATATACACACAATCTCATCATGCAGATCCTTAATTTGAATACGTCTAGCCCAAATCTCCTTTTTCCTAGCCCTTGGTAATCGGTTATACATATCCGCAGTATCTTTTACTTCCGAATAGGAGTCAGCATTTTTTAAGAATAATAGAACTCGACGTTCGCCATATTGGTGACGCATAAGCTTAAGAAAATCAGTAACAGTAAGCAAAGCTTGCCCGTCATTCCATATTGGCCAGGATTGGATATACCCAGTTTTTCCGCCTTCCTCTGCCACAAGGTCCGTGAATGCTTTCTGATAATCCATGCTTTTGAATACCTTGCTAGCAGTTTGGATCACCTTGATATAGAAGAAAGGACGGATAGTTAGTAATTTTCGAACCCAGCGCTTATCCGGTACTTTATAAAGCTGTATAAGTGCTTTGATAAACGGTACGCCAGTACTAGTTAACTCAGTAATAGCAGAAGTACTTGTTAAATTAGACCCGAAAGGTCTGAAGTAGCTATCGTGGTCTCTAACTAACTTGTCATTTAATGCAGGCGCATCCGGCGCGTGCATCTTCCACACTAGATTATGGAGTAAGTTATCGAGCGCGCCGTATTTAGATGATAGTAGTACACCTTGTCTGATTGGTTTAACTTGATACCCAACTCGTTTTGATAACTTAGCGAAGTAAGCTTGTTTTAGCACTTTAGCAAAAGTCTGCAGCTCTTTTTGATACTGAGACAATCGACAATTAGGAGTTGCTACTAGCCAGTGCAAGGGTAGCGATTTAGAGTAGAAGATAGATATATTAGGTTCAATTTCCGATACTATATCAGCGCGAGTACGTTTCTTTTGAACTAAAAATACCTTTCCTTGCCTAAAATCAAAGCGTAATATATCGATAGGATGAGGCTTGTATCCAGGGTAGATAGATTGTGTATCGTTATCGACATATACTGTGTGATATTCAAATTTAACATCAAGGATTGTCCCCCGATCAATAACCGATAGTTCTATATCTAAAGGAACATTATCGTTACCGGAGGCATCGGCTACACAATCACCATCGATGCCTCTAGTACGGATTAACTCTCCACATTGTGGGCAATAGAACTCAGTTGATATATAAGGGTCTACTATTTTGCCCATCCCAGAAGATACTGATGGCCACAAGCAGGCAAATGATTGGCCGCAATCCACGTGGTAGTGTATAGCAGGTGCCCAAGTGTTCACTTGTTTGCGCCGCACTAGGTCGTACAGCTGTTGTACTTGTAGATTGAATAAGACCTTCATAAGGCGCTATCCTTTCTCTTATAACAAATCGTCTAAATCATCTTCTTCAGGAGTTTCTTCAACTACCGGAGCTTCAACTACAGGTTCTTCTTTCTTTTTAGTAGTACGTTTACGTTTTGGCTTTTCTTCTGCCGCCGGAGTAGCTTCAACTACAGGCTCTTCAGTCTTAGGTGCTTCGGTCTTTTTACCATTGAGTACTTTAAGACCTAAATCACAAGCAGCGATACAGCCTTCACAATACGCCATAGCGGAGTCTTTACGTTCACTAGCTGGCGCATCTTTTACAAGTTCATATAAAGCGTCGATCGCTTCGCGTTGTTGTTGAATTTGTTGTTTTGAAAGTGTCATAAGAATTATCCTCCTAATCCTTCATATAGTAAGGGTTTTCAAACCCTGCTGCATTTAATATGAGCCCTTCATTCCAGGGTTCAGGTTCACACATAATATCTATAACTTCTTCTAAACTGCCTTCGCCTATTGGCGCTTCGATAACCACTTCGTCGTGGATGTGGGCTACAATTTTGTACCCTGCTTTGGCCAGTCTGAGCATTGATGCGGCTAAGCAATCTCTTGCCACGGCCTGTACAATGTTTTCGACGAGCTTTCCGCCATAGGTTTCAACTCTGCCCCATGTATTCTTAACCTGATCCATTCCGTCATACTCAATCGATTCACTGCCGAACCGGTTAAGCCCGAGCCGAGGTCTTGCGTAGGCAAGTCTTCGTCCGGACGGTAATTCGATGAACAGGAAGCCTTTCGATTTAAAGAATTTAATATTGCCTTGTCTAATTCGTACTGGTTCTCCTGTTCTCACGACTTGCTTTGCTGCGCTGTCTGCATCTTTCCAAAATCTCGTAATTCGTGGACTAGCTTGTCGCCATGCTTCGATGATACCCGGTAGCTCCTTTTCAGGAATTTCTCCTTTAGTATCCATCGCTTTCATGGCACCTACACCGCCACCATACCCTAGCGCTAATTCAGCTACCTTTCCTTTTTGCCGTAGGTGCCCATTAACACCGTGTTTCTCAACTGGTACGTGGAACATGCTTGATGCGGAAGCGCAATAGATGTCTCCGCCTTGAGCGAATACATCTTGGCGCCACTGCTCGTGAGCAAGCCAGGCGATAACACGGGCTTCAATAGCACTAAAGTCAGCTACAATAAATCGGTGCCCTTCCTCTGCTACAAGAGCAGTACGGATAAGTTGCTTAATCACATCGCCAGGGTTTCCATATAGTAGGTCTAGCATTTCTACGTCTCTACTTTTAAGTACTTCCCGAGCTGTGTCTAAATCTTCTAAGTAGTTACGAGGTAGGTTTTGTAGTTGTACTACACGGCCTGCCCATCGTCCACTTCGCATAGCTCCATAAAACTGAAGCATGCCGTGGATGCGACCATCAGAACACACAGCGTTCTTCATGGCCAAGTATTTTTTGATGGAGGAGTTACCGAGTACTTGTCTATTTTGCAGTACCTTGCGAACATCAGAGGGGATATCCTGCGATAAGAGGTTTGATACATCGTCTTTACGCATTGTCTCCAGATCATATCCTAGTCTTGCAGTTAGCCACTCTTTAAGTTGCATCGTACTGTTCGGATTTTCTAATCCTGTTAATATCTTGGATGACTCGGTAGCTTCTTCCACGATTTCGTCGTTACAAGCAAGCGCTGCATCGACAAGGTCCATATCTACTTTCACGCCTCGCCAGTTGATATCTTGATCTAGCAGCCAATACTCGTGCTCAATAGCCGGTGGTTTCAGCGAAAGTAAGCGCTTACGAATTGCCTTTTCTACTACCACGTCCTGGCGGTTATACTCAATGTATTCCGCCCATTTCTCAGGCGCATCCTCTGGCATATTTCGCGTCTTAGGATTTGTCTTAGTTGGTTTTCGTGGCACAGAGAAGAACTGAATTAAGCGTTTACCTCTTGAGTCCTTGGCTTCACCTAAACGTAAAGCCTTAGACACATTATCGAGGCTTGCCGGCAAGCTGCAGTATAACGCTAGTACAGAGGTACATTCCCAGTTCGTATAGTCCGCATCAGGGTAATACTTTTTAAGACATAGCATTTCGAATGCTGCGTTGAATGCGGTCTTTGTAATTTCCTTGTTATACAAAGCGTCCACCACCCTTTCGGGTAGTGGATCCTTTGTCATATCAATTACTTCGACCGGTTCGTCATCGAAGCTGTAGG